TGATGTTTTGGCAGGAACAGCACTAACCTCAGGCTACGAAACAAGCGCAACTGCCCCGAGCACTGATATCAGCGGGGGCACAGCAACAACATTCCAAATAGCAGTTGATGGCGATGCGACATATCATGACATCGCCTTGACTTTAACGGGATTAGATACTGGTTTGGAAATTGCTGCGGCTATGCAAACTAAAATACGAGCATTGGGTGGCATTTATTCCGCGGTAACCGTAGCGTTTACAGGCGGAGTTTATATCATTACCTCTGGATCGGTTGGCCTTAACTCTAGTGTCAGAATTATTGATGGCGCATCAAACGACGTTGCTACTGCACTTAAGATTGGTGCAGATAACGGAGCAACGGATACCGACGGGACCGGAAGTATCATGATTCAACTCCAAGTAGCATCATATAAGCGCTCACTTGGTCAATACTCAACCTCTCCTGATGCCGCAGTGTCGATCATGGGCTATGCGATGGGAGCAAATACCGGATTAGCCAATACGGCCTATATCTTAGCGTATAAGCAAGAGGTTGGTGTAATACCGGAGGCTCTGACGGAGACACAGATAGGCATAATTAAGGCTCAAGGGGGAAATTATTACGTCACTCGCGGTAACACTTATAACATTTTTCAGCAAGGTGTTATGGCTAACGGAATGCACTTCGATGAAATAATTAACCTGGATATGCTCAAAAACGATATCCAGATCGCGGTTATGGACTTGCTAACCGGAGTTTCGAAGGTGCCACAAAACGAGGGTGGGGTAACACTTCTAATGTCTGTGATTGCCGGACCGTGTAATGCTGCCAGAAACAGAGGTTTCCTTTCTCCTGGGGTTTGGACTGCTCCTTCAATCTTGAATCTGAACACGGGAGATGCGCTCTCGCTGGGCTTTATTATTTTGGCAGAAACGATTAGTAGTCAAAGCGCAAGTGATCGAGCAAACCGTATTGCACCTCCGATTTATGTGTGCATAAAACTTGCTGGGGCCATCGAGTTTGTGTCGATCCAAATTACTGTAAACAGATAAGGAGGTGCCTAAATGGCTTATAGTACCTATAGCCTAAATGATGTATCGGTGGTTGTTAGTAATCATGATTTTGGTAATAGAACAATTACAGGCGAGGGCCTTGGGTCAATAACAACTGAGATGACTACTGACCGGACAACTCACGAAACCGCTGCTGATGGAGCAGTTATGGTGTCAAAGGTAAATGGTAGAAACGGAACTATTGCCATAGTCCTTCAGCAAACGTCTGCCGCTCATCAATGGTTAACTAAGCTTTATAATTACCTCGAAGCCGCTACGGCTGAGAAATGGGCAGCAACATCTATTACTATTACAACCTTAGCAACGGGCGAAACGGAGTCGTGCACAGGGGTATCATTTACTAAATTGCCAAGCAATCCACGACAAGCACAAGGTCAGAATTTGACATGGACGCTCATGGCAGCTGATATCCAGAGAACCTTTTAAGGAGGATTTCCTGTGAAAAATTATGAAAATTGTAAAGAAGTCGAAATTAAGGGCCGGAAGTTTGTCATTCGTAAGTTTGACGCTCGAACCGGTTCTTTTATGTTGATCAAAGTAACAGGTTTGATTGCTCCATTACTTAAGGGCTTGGATCTGAAGAAGATGAAAGCCAAGGAGGATGGCGCGTTCGATCTCGGCGACATTGATATTGCTGGCATAGTTTCAGGATTGTCATCCCTGACAGAGCAAGACTTTGATTACGTATACAACAAATGCCTGCAGGTGTGCTTTGAGAATTTGCCAGCAGGACCAACGAGGGTCATGAATCCAGACGGCTACTTTGGGGTGAGTGAGTTAGCGGAGGATTCTGCAACGACTCTCGCATTAGTGGCACATGTATTGGTATTTAATATGACAAGTTTTTTCTCCGGAAGCCCCTTGGCTGGAATACTAGGGGGATTATTAAGTACGAAGTCGTTCACTGCGAAAATGTAGATGAATTCGTTATGGGGCCGGTTATGGGCGGGATGTGGAAGCAATGTGAGACTTGGGATGGAACATATACGTTGGACGATCTCTTGGACGCACATGAGATGATGGCAGTGAGGCATGAGAATGAACAGAGAGCTAATGAGGCGCAAGAAGAAACCCACCGAATATAATCAGTGGGTTTTTCCTATTCCAATATTTATTAAGGCGGTAGTGTGATGGCGAATATAACTCATGGCATGACTAATACAAGAACATATCACTCTTGGCGCAGCATGAAAAGCAGATGTTATTACCCCAAAAATATTGCCTATGATAGATATGGCGGAAGAGGAATAACTGTATGTAGTCGGTGGTTGGATTCATTTGAAAATTTTCTTGAAGATATGGGAGTTGCTCCAACAGGATTAACTTTAGACAGAATTGACAACGATAAAGGGTATTCAAAAGATAATTGCAAGTGGTCTACCTATGAGGAACAGAATAAAAACAGATCAGATACAGTCATGATAGAACATAATGGAAAAATTCAATGCGCATCAGATTGGTCTAAGGAAACAAATATAAGCAAGTCCTCTTTCTGCAAAAGATTAAAAAATGGATGGGGAGCAGAAAGGTCCATAAATCAAAGATCAAGAGGAATTTATCTTGAATTCAATGGGGAATGTTTATCCCTGAAAGAGTGGTCTATTAAGTTGGGAGTGAGTTACAGCACTCTGAAAACCAGATATTTCAAGGGTTGGACCCCTGAAAAAATATTAAACTATAATAATTATAATCCTAAAATAGAGTATAACGGAGAAGTAAGAACTCTAACTGAATGGGCCAAGGAAATAGGTGTTAAGAAAGATACCTTGTACAAAAGAATTGTACAAGGGTGGACCACTGAGAGAGCTTTGGCACAGGGTGGGTGATTAAAGTGTTAGATACAATTAAAAGTTACCTTATTAGCCTAGGTTTTCATGTCAATGATTCGTCAGTCAATTCAGCGAAGAAAGCCATGGGAGTTATTGAGTCATCAGTCGACAGCTTTGCTAGCTCTAGCGTCAAAAACTTTGCCAAGGCTTCCACGGCAGTCGTCTCGTTCGTAGCAACAGCAAATATCGCATTGGGTAAGTATCTCGTTAGCTTAGCTCAGTCTGACCTCCAAACCGAGATGTTTGCACGCAGAATGTGGATGTCGAAAGACGCAGCAAAAGCATACCAAGCCTCCATCGATGCGCTTGGTGTCAGCGTTAACGACCTTTACCTTAGTCCCGAACTAATGGACAAATACCTCGAACTCAACCGTCAGGCCAGAGACATGGGAGTTCCAGCCGAGGAATACAGCAAGCAGATGCAGGGCGTTCGCGATATAACCTTCGAGTTCCAGCGTCTAAAGCTTGAGGGAACATATACCTTACAATGGGTTGGGTACTACCTCACGAAGTATCTCGCTGGACCATTGGGTGATTCCCGCGATTGGCTGAGGAAAATTAATGACGAGATACAAGACAATATGCCAAAGTGGTCGAAGAAGATTGCCGAGGTAGCGAGCTGGGCAGTTAGACTAGGTGAAGCGGCTTGGTATATCAGGGATGGGCTAAAGGCTGCCGCCGGGGTCTTTACTGCCCTTACATTGATAAAAATGGCAAGCAATCCGTTTGGAGCATTTATACTTGGCTTGACAACTCTCTTGTTATTAGTAGATGACTACAGGGCATTTGAGGATGATAAAAGCGGTAAGAGTTCGGTGTTTAATGATCTATGGAGATCAGTTGATAAGTTCAAAAAGAGTCTGGAAGACGACGGCTCTATAGGTAAGTTTAAGAATGGCCTGATGAGTATCATTGAGGACGTCAAGGAATTTGCTGCAAAGGTTGAGGAATACCTTGGGTCCGAAGAATTCAATAATAAACTCGACGGTATCATTGAAAGCCTCAAGGAATTCGGCGAATGGTTAGAAAAAGTAGGTCAATCCGAGACTTTCAAGAAGTTTATTGGCGACAGTAAGGATATAATCGAAATTCTTTGGCACGGAATCGAGAATACATGGAACTGGCTAGTTAAGCTTTATAACAAATTAAAAGACAACGGTGATTTTGATAAATTTGGTCAATTGCTTGGCGATGCTTTTACTAGTGTTCATGACCTAATGGATGCTGTTGGGGAACTAATTAATGCTCTCGGAAAAGGCGGTCTAGGTGGTGCCTTATCCACAGGTCTTATATCTGGTTTTGAAAAATTCATGGATGTTATGAGGTCTATAGCTGGCCTAGTAACTATTGTTGCGGGTGGAATCAAGGGGCTTTCAACCGGTGACTTTAGCAATATTAAAAAGGGCCTCGATATGTTTATTGATGGCGTGCCTAAAGGACTTATGAAAGAGTCTCCAGCAGAGACCGAGGCCAAGAAGCGACTCAAAGAACGCGAGGGCAAGGTTGATGAGTATAATAAGAATTCCTTAAAAGGAATTCGGGATTACTTCTCAAACGGCATCGGCGCAGAGATCAGTAATTTATGGTCTAAGATTTTCCTCAAGGACACTTCGTCGGATAATCACTCCCAATCCCCCAAGGCAGGACAGGTATCCTATGAGACAAATCAGAACCATCAGACCACGAATAATTACCAAACTATTCAAGCTCCTAAGCCTATTCAAGCCCCTATGTGGAGTCCTCTTAAAGACAGTATTCCTGAAACCGATACAGGCGCGCCATCTATCGACTGGGGTACGTTAAAAATCGGTCTCATGGACCTCCTTGACAGTATTAGGCCGAAATCCGTTACGCCTGATCAATCGAACAATACTACTCAAAACCATTACCTGACGGAAAATACCCATAACCAGACGACGGAAAATTCGCATTATTACTCCGAATCTAAGCCAGATCCTACCCCAGTATGGAGTTCATTCAAGGACAGTATTCCGGGAGCGAATACCGAAGCCTCCACGGTTGACTGGTCTGCTCTTAAAAAGGGCTTTGTCTCCTTCATGAACAGCATCCCTAAAGAGTTCGGAGACATTTCTAAGGGTTTATTCCAGACCGCCAAGAGCTACGGTGGTTCTAGTCCCCTAGTAGGCGCAGGTGGGTCAATGAACTATCTTTACCCTCAATCTAACACGTCCAATATGTCCCAAGTTGCCGTGAAGCAAACCTACAATATCTATGGAGCAAAGGATCCACAATCGGTAGCAACAACAGTTACTAGGACTTCGACCTCTGCCCTAACTAGGCACTTTCAGGGGGTGATCCGATAATATGTCTACACCCCCTAGTGGTTTTTCTTACTATAAGATAACTCAGGATTCAGCCTTTATTCAGTGGTACGTCAACGGAGCAGATACGAACTTCACGGATATCATGTGTAATGACTCAGATGGCGAAACTGTCTGGGATACTTACGGGGTTTCCACGAGTAATACACAGTATTACTCAGATAAGATTGTTGGGTTAAAGGCAGGCCGGACTTACCATTGCTACATCAGGACAAAAGAGGATTTATCCGGCGGAACAGACAGTGATTGGATTTATGTTACTGACTTTACGACTAAGTCTGACGGTTCTGGTAATCCTTCCAGCACTCAATCGGTTCAGGATAAGGTGTATGTTAAAACAAACATCGCGGGTTATTTCTTCGATGCCGTCCTACAGACGAACTATACGAGGTCATTAACGATTACACAGCATCCCGTAGAAACAGGAGCCGCGATCAGCGACCATGCTTTCGTTAACCCTGTCGAGTTGACGATGCAGATCGGTATGTCTGATGTTATGAAGAGCATTATTCCGGGGCAGTTTTCTCAGGGTAGCTCGCGATCAAAAACAGCTTTTGAGGTCCTCGCACAGCTTCAAAGCCAAAGGATTCCGATGGATGTAATGACGAAGTTTGGGCTGTTTAAGAACATGCTGATTGAGACGATAGCTGTGCCGGATGATTATACGACTCAGTTGGGGTTGAAGGCGACTGTGACGCTGAAGGAAGTGTTTGTGGCGACAGTTAAGACCGTGAAGGTAAGTGCGAGGCCGCAGGTGACGGATAGTACGAATAGGGCGACAGTTGAGCCGGAGACGCCGAATAGGAGTGTTGTGAGGTCGATAGGAGATAGTCTTGGACCCGCGGCTGCGGGGATATTGCAGAACATGTAAAATATCTTCTATTCTACGAAACCCTTCTTGCGAATATTATGTTATTATATTGGCAAGGAGGGGTAATGAGTATGGAGGAAGATAAGAAAATGCAACGAGGGAAAATAGTAAGGAATATTATAGTATTAGTGATTGTATTCTATATCGGATATCTTAATGGTTCGTATACCAAAGATGATCATGCTTCTATTCAACCAACATCTGCAACAGATAATACATCTATAAGCCCCAAGCATGTGCCA